GGAGATGTGTATAAGAGACAGATTTGTATTACACGACATAAAGGGTATATATTCGTCATTCGAATTGTATCCACCACAAAATATGGTTCCTAACGCTATCGTTAAACCATCCGAACTTAGTGCAACGCCGTGACCTAAATCTAAATAAGGGTTTGCTGTGGGAGTTGGTTGTATTAACAGGGGTTCACTTGACCATGTTCTCGTACCATAATTGAAATTATTGATTAAAATTTCATTATCTTTAGACTTAACTATTTTCGGTTCCCAAATAGATGCCGCATTTTCGACATACTTAACCCCTATTTTATATCTTCTAGCTGCTAAAAGTGTATCACCAAAACCGTTACAACATAACCTATATTTTTCACCATTAGAAAGACCATTTGCTTTGTACATTTTTAATACACTTTCTTTTGCAACTCCGTCTCTAGCTTCGTTTACTCCAAATACAGTACAAGTACGTTCTGTATTATTTGGTACAAAATATCTAAAACCAGTTGATGAAACTATCAGATTTTGTCCAAATTTGTTTTGTATTGATGAATATGGTTCTAAATTTAGTGCATCATCAAAATAATATTCCGTGGGTTCATCGAATGTGTCTATTGTAACATTTTCTGGTATATCAGTGTTATATTCGTTCGTCTGATTGTACGTTGTTTGGCTTGTATTTGTCTGAAATGGATTCACTTGAATTGTTGTTGGTTCTCCATCACTCGTAGTTGTGGTTGTGGTCGATGAATCGTAAGTCTGATTAACTGTATAAAATGTATCTACTGAACTTGTAGTATCAGTTCTAATAAAAGTATCTGATAAAATACTAGACGATTCTGTTGTTGTTGTATCAGTGGTTTCTATAATTTTGGAAAAAACAATAGAATCGTCACCACCTACATTAGGTGGAACCACTGGTACATCCAAACGTGTCTCTTCAAAGCTTTCTGTTCTTAAGACTTCTGTTCTAACCTCATACACGTGTGTTTCTGTCGAAGTTTCAACCTCGACATCATTCCTATAATCCGTTTCCAATTTGGGTAATGTCAAACTCAACCACATGTTACTCAACAAATCTCCCATATTTTGGGGTTTAAATTCGAGTTTGATCTTGTTACCAAAAGGCCAGTTATTGTTTTGTCCCGGATTTGTAACATTACGAACTCTATGGTATTTTATGAACTCCGAGTGTCGTTTGGATTTGGGTAAAAATGGTAAGTCATCATCTTTATCGGAAAGCAAGTAAGTGTCTTGTTTTCCGATAGCCTTCAATGAAATACCCGACGCTTCTCCCATTCTTATATATCAGTACATTTTTTTAATACAACCATCTTTTAGACTTAGTATGTTGTAACTGAGAGCGTAGACTTTCAAATAACGGGGAACTTGTGGGTCACATCTGTTTAAGTTGGCCTTAAGTATTTTATTTTTTATATGACTAAAATTAACTTGACCAGTCGGATACCACTCTTCTGGTTTGAGGGCGAAACTGTACGAATAAAAACGTCTGATAATCTGTGTTCGTGTATGGTGAAGATATCCCTGTACAGCTTTGAGAAATCTTGTATTTCCCGTTTTTTTAGACAATATGATTTGATCATCGAGAATTAATTCTAACGTGTTTAGGTTTTCGAACAATATGTATGTATCGTCTATGAAGTTCAAGGAGTTGTCGTAGTCAAATGGTGATACACCTTCCCGTTGAACGATAAAATAGAGTTCTTTGATTGGATTTTTAAAGTCTAATAAGAATGTCTCTTCATCTGTATTCATCTGAAAAATATTTTCCTGTATTTCGGTAATAATATATGACTGATCTTTGAGTATTTTCGTGTCTGTAAAGATCAGTTCGGTCAACAGGGAAGCATCCATCGTATTGTCAATATTCACACCCGACATCGGATACGTGCCATTTACATCGGTCAGTAATTCGTGATAATCAGTCAACTTAATTTCGACTTCCACGAGTTGTTTGGTTATAGACGACAACGGTATCGCCAGTTCATGATTCTTGTAGAAATAAAACGGAATGTCGATCAACAACTCAACTTTTTCACCATCTTTTCCTAAGTTGTTGTATGCGATAACACTTGGATCAGAGACTGGTAGAATATTCAGTCTAAGTGGATATTTGCCGATGTGTTCCTCCAAAGTTTTTTGGTGGGTGAGTGACACATTGTGTTCAGAATAAATCTGTAAGTAATCTCTGGGTATGTGTTGTATCAGCTTACCACCAATAAAAATTCTTGCATGTTCGATGATGGCATGACCCACGGATTCTATGTAACAGACGTCGGGTACGTCTATTCCAGGTAACGTAATCTTAAGAGTCAATTTTGTCAGAAAGTCACCATAATTTTGAGGAATTGTAAATCTGAGATTCTGGTTAAACGATGGTTTATTTTCCAGAATCAACTCGCGTGAAAGTGTAGAAAAGTGTGCCCATCTTTTGTACACTTCACGGAAATAAGAGTATTCAGGATTTGATGTAAAATCCTTGTCGCGTAGCCCACTCGTCTCTAGTTGAATGAGGCCAGCCATTACTATTACATACAATTAAAATCTTAAGCCTGCCAATCCATCCCTGAATGTTAAAATATTATAGTTCACCGCATATATTCTCGTATCATGTTCTTGTGAAACATCTACTGGTGTTGTTGTCAAACTTTGTGTTATAGTAGTCTCCACACTTTCTCGAGTTCCATTTTCAGTGGTCTCTGTAGTGACAATTCCATATCTAATATCATTTTCAGTCACGATGGTCTCTTCGACGAGTTCAGTATTCTCTGTAATCCCCTGTATTTCGTCAAATGGTGTGATCGTTTCTTCCGTTTCAACCTTTGTTAGAGTCGTTGAAGACATTGGAACTTTATATTTTGGCATATATTTTACAGGTGTACCATCGGTGGCATTTGTAAGAGATGGATCCGCTTCTGCTATACTGACGTTTGAAGTACCATTTGTATCTGTGAAATGATCCAATGAGACACGATCATCTTCCAAGTAAATCTTATTGGTATTTGTTGAGCTATATGCATACTTTGTTCCATCCATATTTATCGAAACGTCTGTGATACCCTGAATATTTGTACCGTGATGTTCTTGAAAGTAAGGCACGTCGTTGTTGTCTTCATGACTCCATATTTCTACACCATAATTGTTACTTCCACCACCTATGATCATAGTGGTACCATCTTTACTTATATCTACACGATATCCAAAATTTTGAAAGTTTTGTGTATTTGGTGAAATCTCATATATCGCACTGGATGGTCGGTAATACAAAAATGCACGACCACCATTCCAATGTGGAGCACCTATAAGAATTTTATCACCAATAGAATCCATAGATATCGAACGCCCAAACATAGCATTACTGGGATTCGATGGTAAAGGACTTGGTAAATCTAACTCTTCCATTTGAAACCACGTATTATTTGTAAAAGTGTAGATGAAGCACTTTCCATCAAAGTTGAATGTATTATTCTCGCTTCCATGCATGGTAACACACAGAATATTCCCATCTTCATTTAGACATACCTGTATGCCATAATTCACGTTTCCAGATTGCACTGGTAAGTTTATTACGGTATCAGACCATGTAGAGTTGTTATAATCGTATATAACCACAATATTACCACTATCGGTTTGATATCGGGGTACAACTATACCACTCACCGCTATTCGATCTCCACGTTTATTCATAGATATACTACTTCCAAAGTTCATTGGGGGTGTATTATCGGGTTGAAATAACTGGTGTATAGTTCCCCAATTCCCGTTACCGATTGTCGTGTCGTCAAATGATTCCGTGTATCGTATTACGTTAATGTGTGTATCATCTTTGGTTGAACCATTCAAGTAATCACCGCTATTGTATTGACCATCATTAAAATTACCCGGTAAATCAATTTCAGATGGTCCATTAGTGTATGAAATAAGCCAAAGTGTGTTATCGTGTGTTGTAAACCATTTTCTATTATCCCAGTCGCCGTATCGTTCACCATCTACATAAACCGACCAATTCCACCCTTTCATAAAATCGGTATATGTATACCCACTTGGAACATAATCAGCATCGAGGGCAAAAGAAGGGGTCGGAAGAGCACCTGATTGTGATGGTCTTCCATCATATGTGCCGCCTTCAAAAAAAGAACTAAAATCTAAACTTACGTTTTGGAGTTTTGTTTCTTTGTAATACGAAGTTGCTATGACTGAACCGTCAAAGTTCGTGGTAACTTGATTGGCGGAATCTATTAACAGGCGAGCATCGTCCGAAATAGACTTGTAGTCTTCTTCAAACTCTCTAATGAAAGTATTACCATCTGTCGTACCATATGATCTGACAAATCTATATATATAATACGGGAGAAGAGATGCACCACTTTGGGCGGTTGATACAACTCTAGAACCATCGTGACTGATATCACAGATAGAACCATAAACAGTGGGGGTACATTCCCAATCAAATATGTAATTTTCATTCAGAGTCGTAATCACGCGTACATCAGTCGAACCACCCCCAATTCCTATAGTTCTTGGTTGCGTTGTGCTTACAGCGTCGTAATTTATAATCTCACCCTTTTTGCTCGGATCTATTGTAGGATCTGTTGTAGTGAAAAGGAGAGTGGAATCACTGATTATAGAACTATCTTGTGTAACATTATTTGGATCGTTGACTTGGCTTGTAGATCCAGGTGTTGAAGTTGTGTTATCAAATGTTGATGGGTTGTCGACAGATGTGACAGGTACAACCAGCTGAACTGAAAAACTTTCAGAGGGACTTTTTACCTCGATTTGATATGGAGTGTCTGTATTGGATGTTAATACTCTACTCGATGTATAGACTGGTTCAGACGTACTTGTAGAAGTTGTGATAGTTGTTTGAAATACATCTGATGAGAGGATGGGGCTTTGTAATGTGTACACTTTATTTGTGATAGGGGTTTCATATACTCTAGACGTTTCTACGACAGTCGGTGTACTATCGGAAACTGTAGAGACACCTGGTGTTGTTGAAATGACATTTGTGACAACTGGTTGATTTGTTGATCGCTCACTATTTGTAGATATTGTATTCACGCTTATGATGGTATTCGAACTTAAGCCGATTTTTCGTAATGTTGTGGTTGTAGTTGTAGTGTTTGTTACCACAGTTTCTTTCTTTGTGATCTGTTGTTTTTCGATCGTCAAAGGGGTTGTCGTAGTTCGAGTAAATACATTTGTCGTCGTTTCTGTGAAAGGGACTTGTTCGGTTGAAGTCAATACGTATCCAGTCTGTGAGGTGCGTGTATTCGTGACAGTCTCTAGTTCATGGTCGTTAAAAGTTGGAAGTGGGTCTATTTCTATATTCAGCAGTTTGTTAGCAATTCTGGACATGTTTAAATGTCCCGGTGAATTTGGTTGAGTTGGGTATAAACTGAATGAGTGTATTCCAAACTTATTTGGACCAAAGCGCCTATCATCTTCTTCTATCGGCCCACCAAATTCACTGGCGATTGGGGAATTTATGTATTTGTCTAATGTTTGACCATAGCTCACATCCTTGCCACTCTTTCTAAAGAGGGTCTCATTGTTCAATTTTAGTTCAAGACTCTTGATTGGGGTATATTGATTGGGAAAGTTGTTATTGACTGATACATTTGATTGTGAAACGAAGTACATTTCTTTCACAGGGTTTTTGAAATTGAGTAGTACAGATTTTTTTAGTTCATCACTTTTCATTTTGAAAGATGACAACTGTACTTGTGTGATTTTGTTATTGATTTCATTAGACAATAATACTGATCTTTCATCCGGTGAAACGTGTACGTATTCGACGTTTAAGGAAGTTCTGGTTATGTCACCACCATATGCACCCTCTTCTAATACGAGTTCATTGAAGTTTCTTAACTTCAACCTGACTTCTATACTTTGCTTATATAGAGTACATGTTGGTATAGAAAGTCCCGGATTCCTGTAAAAATAAAACGGCAAATCCAGAAAGTATGTGTATTCACTCCGTCTAAAGTCGAGTAGGTCTCCATGTCCTGTGAGGAAGTATAAAGCCTGACTCGTATCATCTTCATTGTTTCTCAGTTGTTGATAGATATATATGTATTCACCCGTAATTTTTTCTATTATCTGTCCACCAATTAGTAGTTCAGCATACTCTACAAGATGAGACATGAATGAAGGAGACCATCTAGCACTCCCTGGTAAAAGGGGTTCTCGGGTTAATTTGAATGTCATATTTTTTATGAAATCGCCACTATCTGTCGGGACTTTACATGTTATGATATTCCCATACGTCACATTTCCATTAAATTGACTTTCCAAGACTTCAAAGGCAAAATTGGTGTGTCGTTTGAATCTGGTCAAAAAGTATGACATCGTTGGATTACCTGTAAGGTGCACATCTTGAACACCCCCGATGGCTATACTCAGACGCCCTGCCATTCTTATAAAGAACATAGTTTTTTTTAAACATATTTAAACAATGATGGCGCCATGGGTGTAAGTATGGATGATCTTCTTAGGGCTATGCAATTACTAGATAAACATTCTGACAAACTTCCCGAGGGGGACTATCTTGAAATATGCAATAACCTTATGCGTTCATACAATCAACGAGCGGATCCTGTATATTTTTTCGATTACGAAAACTTTGGGATACTTCCGATAGGTCCGTCTCAGGAAACATTACAATACTTTCACGACCACTATTTCGATAAGGCTTTGAACATTGATAGTGACTTTTTACATGGTCAACTGACATACTTGGAAAAGGAATTATCTGAGAGTCGTCCAATCCGACGTGTAACTAAAAGTATTAAGGAAAGAGTCCTTCGTCACTATTGCCAAATTCATGGTTTGGATATAGATGATGTTGAGGGAGGTTTTTCTAAGAAACAGCTTAATTCGATGTGTAAAGCATTTATCGACGTTGAAAATGATTTCAGAGAAAAATACAGACAGTCAATCGAGAAGAGAATACAATGGTTAGAGCAAGCTGATGATCGTTTAGATAACATATAAAGTTTTGAATATATGAAGTTCAAGAATGAATGTCGTCAGTCGACTTCGAGTCCCTCCTAGAGTGTATAGGAGGGTACTGCGAACTCGGAGACGCTTCGATCCATATCGTGAAACATCTATACGATATATGGGGTATGCGAATGAAGTTGGTGAAGCTCTCGAAGATTATTTACCCGATTGGGGTCTCCCGGCTTCATACTGTGTGGCGGCGACGTATGTGATTTTTGATACATTGGATAAGGGTCAGAGGGCGTATGATTCTACTCCTAGAGAAGACAGGTTCGAAGAAACATTGAGAGCTTCGACTGAAACGTTGGTATGGCAGTTACTGGCATCGATTATATGGCCAGGTGGAGTAATTAAACTTTTTGTAAATGTTATCGATTTAATTATTCCATATGACGATACCATTTTACCAACATTCATTGGGATACTTCTTATTCCTGTGATTATTAGACCAATTGATGTATTTGTTGATCTATTGATGGAAGATACTATATCTAGAGTAATCCGGGGCGATACAACGATAGCCTTATGGAACATGATGACAAGTGTATCGATTCCACCCGTGTTGTATATCATTGGTAGTGTAATTAAAAAAATCAAAACCTAAGTGTACATTTGTAAAATATTTTGTAAAAAAGATGGAAGACCTCAGCCAACTTATGGAACAGCTCGACCTCATCTCCAAGTCAATTCCAGAGGGGAGTTACTTGAAGATGTGTGACAACATTAAAAACATTCATAAGGATATTCGTGACAGAGATCCTCCTAGAGTTGATCGACGGATACCATCCCCTTTTATGCCTGTGATTCCCATTGACATCGATGATCCTGACGATAGCCCTGAAGAAATGAACGAATATGATCAGTGGGCGGCGAACCAGGCTGCTATGATTTACATGGAAGAGCAGATCAAAATGAAACAAAAACAATTAAAACTCTTAAAAATTCGAAAAAATGTCACAGAAGTTGTGAAGCGAGATGCGGTGAAAGAGAGGGCACAACAACTTGGATTCCGGTTGAGAAGTTATACGATGGAAAATCTTCGTGCAAAAGGAGTACGAATTCCTGATGAACGAGCATTTTATAAGGGGTATATTGAGAGGCAAAATGTACTTACTCAAGGTGTTAGGAGAGAGTTGGAGGATGAGATTAGTGAGTTAGAGAACCAAATTGAAGATATTCAGATTTTATAAGTTTGTGTGCACCACCACTTGTTACCACCCGTGTATTCGAAAATGACATGAATAAGAGCACCAGCAATCAGGGCAACCATTGGGACACCAAGTCGGTTCAATCCATTGATAAGTATGAGATTCATTATTCCGATGACAAGAGATTCAACGAGAACTGTTGTGATAGGTCTATACATTTAATATATATAATGAAAAAAAAATGTGGGACTAATGTATAATGAGACAGCAGCAGATCATTCTCATGACTGTGGTCATGTTTATGTTTCTGAT